TGACAATACTGTTTCTGTAGATAAAACTATAGCATATACACAAGATAAAAGTGTGTATGCTTTTTAAGAAAGTTTATCTTTCTATAACTAAGCACTAGCCACAATCAAAGAACCACCTCAGACTATAGGCCCAGCGCATAACAGGACGGCCATCCTAATATGCATTGCTGACTACCCTAATATGAAGAGCCTCTTTCATGTGGATATGTAGTGTCTACTTTCACGCCATATCTATGAAAGGAAATCAACTATGGCTATTACTTCCGCTTCAGGTGGATTCAACGGGAATTGGTCCCCAGTAATCTACTCAAAACAGGCACAGATTGCTCTACGTAAATCTGCTGTCACAAATGCTATCACAAACAACTCATACTTTGGTGAAATCGCAAACCAAGGTGATGTTGTTCGCATTCAGAAAGAACCCGATGTAACTGTAAACGCTCTGGAGCGTCACACAAACATTGCGGTTGAGAAACTAAACGATGAAGATTTCTCTCTGACTATTGATAAAGCCAACTACTTCGCGTTCAAAATGGACGACATCGAAGATCAGTTTGCAAACGTAGATTATGTAGCTTTGGCTGCTGATCGCGCTGCATACAAAATGGCAGACGCAATGGACGCAGAGGTTCTGTCGTACTTGTCAGGTCACACATCCTCAGGCGTATTTATTGCTACCTCTTCAGGCGATGCCGTTGAAACAGTAGATACAACTGGTGAGTACTTGACAGCAAACCATTTGTCAGCGATTGACTTTGGTCAGTTGGGTACTGCTGATGGTGCATCAACAGCATATGCTTTGGGTGATTCTATTCCTCTGGCACCACGTCTGCCAGGCGCAACAGCTTTGTCACAAGACACTGTTTCTCCTCTGTCAGTCGTAGCACGTATGGCTCGTAAGCTGGACACAGCAAACGTAGATTCACGTGGTCGTTGGATGGTAGTTGACCCAGTATTTGTAGAGATGCTGAAAGACGAAGACTCACGCTTGTTGAACGCCGATTTCGGTGGTTCTGGCTTGCAAAATGGTCTGGTCTTGAACAACCTGCATGGCTTCCGTGTATATGTATCTAACAACCTGCCAGCAGCAGGTACAGGTGCAGGTACAACTGGTGCCTTGGCACAATCTACAAACTACGGTGTTATCGTAGCAGGTCAGGACGATGCAGTTGCATCAGCGGAGCAAATCAACAAAGTTGAAAACTACCGTGACCCTGATTCATTTGCAGATATTGTTCGTGGTATGCACCTTTATGGCCGCAAGATTTTGCGCCCAGAAGCACTGCTAACTGCACGTTACAATGCTGCTTAATTAGCATGAACTTTGGGGCTTGTCAATAGGCAGGCCCCTTTGTGCTAATTTACTTAATAGGGACATTTCCAAATGGCAATTACTACAGCAATGTGCGACAGCTTCAAGCAAGAGCTTCTTGGAGGTGTTCATGACTTAGACTCAGATGTACTAAAAATTGCTCTAATTAAAGCTTCACCTTCTGGTGCATATGGCGCAAATACTACAAACTTTTCTGATGTTTCTGGCAACCTTGATGAGACAACAGGTTCTAACTACTTAACTGGTGGTCAGATTCTTGATAATCCTGTTATTTCATTGACAAGCGGCACTGCTTACGTTGACTTTGCTGATGAAGTTTTTTCCAATGTCACTGTGTCGGCAGACGGTGCTATTATCTATAACACATCAAAAGACAATAGAGCTATTGCAGTATTTGATTTTGGTGGTACAGTTACAGCTTCTTCTGGCGATTTTACAGTCATCTTCCCAACAAATGATCAAACGAATGCGGTAATCCGTATTTCTTAAATATCAACCTATATGCTTAAAATTACGGAGTTCGTATTATGGCAACTTTAAATGATCGCGTGTTCGACAATGGCTTGACCGTTTTAGACACAGAAGCAAATGCAATCCATGTTACTTCACAAGAAGCAACTTCTTACACAGATGCTACATCTACTTCTACACTAGGTAACTCTACCTCTCTATCAATCGGCGCTCCTGCTGATCGTACAGGTGGTGGCCGTGAAGTTACTATAGCAGCTATCTCTGATGGTTCAATTACTGGTACAGGCACTGTTACACACTACGCTATTGTAGACACAGTTAACTCACGCTTGTTGGTAACAGGCTCTCTGTCTGCCTCACAGTCAGTAACAACAGGCAACACTTTTAGCCTTGCTTCATTCACAATCGGTATCCCAGATCCAGC